ATACTTTAACCACATATGTCTCTAGCACATGAGGCAAAGGCATTAAAGAACGTTTCAACACAAGGTTACCGTGCTTTCGTCGGGTAGGCACCTGATAGCTGAAACTGTTTTCTCCCCCTTCTTTAATCGTTTCCGTCTCCATTTCAAGTTGTAGTCCCGAGACCTCTTGGAAAGAGGTCTCGATCAATCCTTCGAAAGTCACGTTGAAATAAAACGCTACCGGAGGAGGGACAATATGATCAAACCTTAGCATTAAGCGTTTTCTATGGTCAATCCTTCATGCGCTAAATCTAAGGTTTCGATGGCGGCCTCGTTTCCATCGGATTTTAAGCTGACACCGGTAACCTTAGTCGGCCATGCGTTCGATAATTTCCAAACCATCGTAGGGCTTCCTGCTTCATCCAGTAAGCTGATTGTTACATCTTCTCGCTGTATTGTGTTCATTTTTATCTTGTTAAACCAATCGAATAATTTGTTATCCGCTTTGAAAACCCCTTTCTTTAGACTGACATTGCTCGTCTTCTTCAGTCCCGGCATCTTGATATTTGAGAAAACCGGGCTATTACCATGTCGGTACTCAATTACTTGGGCTTCCATATCCAGACCAGATACCTCTTTAAAAGCGATTTCCCCGAGGCTACCTAATTCTACCTTAAAATAAAAACTGGGTAACGGCCATACATTATCTTGTGCTTCTCCTGCCATATTCGTATTTCTTTAATAGGTTTTAATTCTTAAATTATCAGCTTTTTTGCATTTGTTGTTGGAATGTGATCTCGATAAATTCCGCAGGTCTGGTAATAGCCACGAATACGGATATCCTGAGGATACCTTCCAGAATATCCTCGGGAGTCATCGTGTCTCCCAATCCGATATGAATGCTATATGCGTCTTCGGGGGAAGTTCCTGCTAATCCACCTCGTTTCCATACGCCCCGTAAGAATCCGTCTATCATACTACGCATATTTACCCATGTATTTGCTACATTCGGTTCGAATACATAGGCACGGGCGGCGTTCTTGATCGATTCCTCTAGGAAGATCATCGTACGCCTTACGTTAATATAACGCCAGTCTAACGAGTTACCATCCATCGTGCGGGCACCCCAAACCTTGATTCCTTCACCGGGAAAGCTACGGATTGCGTTTACGGCTTTTCCGTTCATCGGTACGTTCAGATCTTCTTGCTCGGCATTTGTGATCGAGAGTGCGGGTGTGACTACGTTATTGATGGAAATATTCGCAGGGGCTTTCCATACTCCCCGGGTGTTATCTACCATAGTATAAAGACCGGCCATCGAAGCTGAAGGCGGAAGTAAATTGATCCTCAAGCGAATCTCTCTCAAAATGGAGCGGTATACGGAACTGACTTGGTATAATAAGGTATGGAAACGTTCCGCCTCGTCCTCTTTCATGGTAAGCAAAAGCTTGAA